GTGGTCAAGCCACGCCTTGATTTTGGCTTTTCAAAGAGATTCCTTACCGGGGCATTAAGCTTCTTCTCTGCCTGTTTATAGCCAGTTCTATCCTTCGGCATAGGCTTCATACGCACTCGAGATAGGATGCCAGGGCTGACCAACGATGCACGGTGAAGAATCTTTTTAGCGCGCACTGAGATAGCCTGCTTAGTCAGTCCCATTTGGTTTGCTAATTCATTCTCGGTCAACGCATCAGGCATCTGCATTACAATCTTAACTAACTCCCAGTGGTGACGTACTGCATCGTCGCTCGATGAGCCGAGCATAGCCAACACATCACGGATAATCTCAGCGACTCGCTCACCTGTTACCCACGTCTCTTCGATTACTTTGTCAGCGTCCTTGCGTGGATCACACACACCAAAGTCTAGACTATTTTCGTACACAGGGAATGAGTGGCGAGGTAATGCCATCTCGCGGTAAGGCCCACATCCAGCGTCGCGTAACTTCTGTTGTTCAATCTTTGCTAATGAAAAGAAATACTTATCGTACACTGCTTCTTCTGCACGTCCTTCCCTAAGCTGGTAGTCTGGTCGTTGTGATTTATGACGTGGCACAATCCACCAAATGCTTACTGCTCAGGTTCTTGCAACAGTGTTAAATTTATCCATACTCCCAAGCCTGTATCGTACTTTATTAAGCCTCGTCTCATTAGCCTGCGTTGTAGTGATAACGGATTATAATTTTTACCTGTCTTAGGATTGTGATACTCGATTTGATTTAAATACCATCGTAATTCAAAAGTAGTTAGTTGCTTAGGTAATTGTTTTTTTAGCAGCTGTATAAATAAATCATTCTTTGCATTCCATTTTTTGATGGTGCTTAGTGTTCCTTTCATTGCCCTTGCTTTTGCTTCCTCAGGGTGATCTCTACGGAATCTATACCGGTATATAGCCAACCTAAATTTGCTAGGTATTGGTTCTTTTGATTTTTTGTTATCCATGTTACTAGCGAACCCGAAGCCCGCGAAGCGAGGCGAGAGGGTGAAGAAATAACTTATAGTAAGAGAGCGAAGCCCTCTTATGTATAAGAAGCCTTCTACACGACTTCACAGAGTTGATTTGTTTAAATATAAGCACAATAAGGTTATAATATACTTGGGGGGATATAAGACCTAGCCTCCGTAATTAAAACGGCTTGGTGACCCCTTGCCGTAAGCGGAATCGCTAACTGGTGGCGGAGTTAAGACTATTGGTGCAGTGGCTACCTTAGCGTACTCCCAGCGTATCACCCCAGCGTCTCGGCTATGGCGTATACTAATCTCTGGTGCAAACTGTCCGTTCTCATCAGTAAGGTATGCCCTACCGCGTCGCTTTGTCAGTCCAAACTTATAGATAGGTTCTGCCCCTGCCTCCCGTACCAAGCAAGCCACCTCTCGGAAGTAGTTCGTAAATTCTGACGATCCAAGTCCCGAATAAGCCATATCAGCTACCGTATACCCTGCCGTGTCCTTTGCTGACTTAGGTTTCCCGGTGTGGTGCATCGCAACCAAGATAGCCCCAGTCTCTAAAAGGATTGGAGAAAGCCCATGGCGCAAGAATGTGCTGACCTCCGATTGAAGTGTAACGTCGATACCAGCAAAGGATAGCAGAGGGTCAACGAATACGATGTCGGCTTGGTGCTGTACGATTAATTGTTTGAGTAAGGCAAGGAAAGATTGCCCCGATGATACGGTGTCGCGATAAATATATAAATTCTGTTTTAGGTTATCAATCTCTCCCTGGCTAAATCTGCTACCGTTCACGCAGTCTTGAAATGATTCACCAACGTCACCTGTGTCGTTCTCGGCTTGAATGATTAAAGTGCGTAATGGTTTCTTAGTTGTGATCCCGAAGAAGTTACGGCCTACTGACCATGATGTTGCAGCTTGCATCATAAGCGATGACTTACCTGTGCCGGATTGCCCGACGATTAAGAGTGAGCCACCTTTGCAAAGCCAGCGTCTCCCAAGTACGCAGTTTGGGTCGTTACGTCTGTCAAAGTTCATTAGCCCATCAAGCGACATTTCCTCAAGCGATTTAGTTTTAGAAACTAATGACTTAACTGATTGCTCAAGATAAAGGATAGCGTCCTCAGGGCGAGATAATGGATCAGCACAGGCAGAGATTAGGTTATCGGCTATGACTTGGATTTTACGCAGCTGAGAGGTCTGCTTAATATATGTTATCCAATCTCCGTTTAGATTATTGTTGTTCTCAATTCCAATTAAGAAACTTAAGTGATTATAATCTACAGTTGAACCAGCGTTAAACAGGTAAGTATTTAGTAATGCTATATCTACCTTCTTCTCGTCTTTCTTTAAATTATATAGTGCGATTGCAATGTCTTGGTTCTTGGCTTCGAAGAAGTCCGATGGTAGCAATTCATCGGGCAGATAAAATTCTTGTGAGATAAGGTAACCAAGTAAATGGTTCTCCATATCGACAACGTTAGGCGGGAGTTTTTTAGACTTTTGGTTCATAGGGTAAAATGTATCTGTCGGCAGTTGGGTTGCCGTTCAAGTTTATTTTTTCTTCTTCAATCCGTAGTGTGGAACAGGTGCTATTCTTTTATTGTCAAAAATTGATACGCGGAAAACTTTCTTTTGAATCGTCCCAAGTTTTATTCCTTTGTTAATTAGTTCCAATGCTCGGCTTGGTTTGAAGCCCCAAGTCTCTGCCCATTGTCTAACAGTCTTATATCCTGGTTCGGGTTTTTCGGCGGTCTTATGTATGTCTGACATAATAGCCATCAATACCGGGTCTTTAGGATTTATTTTCATAGTCGTTATTTCTTTTTAGGTGACCAGACATTCAGATCGGATTGCCATACCCAATTCTTACCAACACGGTGTGCGAGCCAAACTTTCCAATCTCTGCCGTCTATATAACCATAGGCAAAGCCAAGTCCATGTCTGCTTGTGGCGAGACGCATAGAGCTATATGCCATATCCTCGGTTCGACATAAGCAACCGGCACTGTAAGCTGCACCGCCCCCGTGCTTCTGCAAATTCACCTGTTCGAGTCGATGAATATGTCCGCAGATAAAACCACCGCCTGTTTCAGCGTAATGTATGCCTTGTTGAATCACTGCGTTTGTTCCGTGAGAGTAACCATGAGCAAATGCAACAGGCCCGAGTCGATATATTCCCTTATCGGCGTGGTATGGTAAGATTGTTTTTGCTCCAGCCTTTCGTGCAGCTGAATTAATCTTATCTTTAACAATTTCAGCGTAGTCTCGTTTTGTTGCGTCTCCGCAGTTAGCAATATAATTATCTAAACGCGCCTCGTGGTTGCCCCAAAGATAAGCAGTCGGTTTATACATATTTAGAAATTGTATTCCTGACTCAATATCTTGTTTAAGGCTTTCACCAGACTCGACATCATTACCAACTCCACGACGCAGTGATCTGAAGTCAAAGCAGTCGCCTAGATGGACTCGGACTGTAGGGCGATAGTCCTTAATAAATTGCTGGACGGCAAGGAAGGATTCCTCATCGACCATGTCACCGTGATTATCGCCTACGGCAACGAAGCGTGTTGGTTTTGTACTCATTTTTTTAGGGTTAAATTTTAGAAAGATATTCGCCTTCTTTAGAGTTCAATAGATTGACGAACGATATAGCGTCTTCCGAAGATTTTATTTTAAAGAAGTCTTTTTGTTCGCCAAAGTAGTATAGTGCTTCTCCACCTAAAGGCCCAGAGTGGTCATTATCTTTAAAGCAATAATACTTATTTTGAAATCCATCATTACCTGTAATAATTACTGGATAAATAGAATAGCGTGGGCGTTTGTTTGTACTCATTTTTTTAGGGTTAAATTCATTTGCTTGATAATGGCGTCACGCATCTTTTTAGCCTTCTCGAAATCACGCGATAACTTCCGCATGATAAAGACATCGGTGCGTTTAAGTCGAAAGTAGTAAAATGTTCCTCCTGGTTGTTTGTAGAGATACGAACGCTCAGGGTCAAAGCGATGGTGTATTGTTGGCGGTCTGTTCTTGTTTCCAATCTTTGTATCGCTTGGGCAGGACGCTAACCAGTAAGCCCGTTGTGCGCTGATACCTAGTCGCTCGGCATACTCCAACTGCTCAGCAGATAAAAACGGGCGTGGTTGGTCTGTCGTATTGTCGGTTATAAATTCCACTGCTTTGCTAGCATACGGCCCTCCGACATTATTGCGTGGCGGTGATCGGCTTGAAAATGATACTGCTGGTCGAATAAAACTACGTCTTTAATTTCAGATATAGAAGTAGCCTCTTCTGCGTTCGCAGCTGAAATGCCGGTGGTCGAAATATACACCGTGCGTACTCGCCAGCCCAATGGAATTAAAACCTGCTGACAGACTATTAGCTCGTTAAGATAACGCCAGTCGGTGCAGACCACGGTATCAACGGGCATACCATCATCATCATAGCCTTGAGCGACCGTCTGGGCCATCACATCAGCGAATACCGAAGGCTTTAGACTGCGAGCGAATGTACCGCACGCCACAAGGAAGTGTCGATTTGCCGTCTTGTATTCGTCATCGTGGAAGTCACCCGTAAGGTCTAAGCAGTCAAGAAAGACATTTGCCGAGTCTTTTAGTGAGTCTGCAAAGTTAATCTTCTCCGCGTTATGTTCTGACCATTCGAGAATACCTGAGCCAAGCGTATCCTTGCCTGCTCGAGCATAGCCACATATTAAGACCAATGTCCGTTTAGGAAATATGCTCTCCAACGGATCAGTGTGCGCTGAATCGTCCACTGATTAGAATGGGGAGTCAGGCTTAGTGAAGTCCGGCACTTGTGGGGCTTCCGCATTAAGCGTTGGCTGACCATTGGAGTTACCGAGAATTGATTTGATTGATTTAAATTTATATTTAAATTGTGGCTTACCATTCCATTCGCCATTCGGAGTAACTTCTAAATCCACTTCTGCTACGCAGTTCGCAGCTGAATTAACGCAGTCAGTAAAATCTTCAAGCGTCATTGATTCTGGTGACTGAACATACTTGTTAGTGAATTTACCAACGAGCATTGCAACTGATTTAGTTCCCCATTGGGTGCTATAGTTTTTATTAAAGCAGTTACCTTCCGCAGTCATGAAGAAGATTGATACGGCAGGGAAACCTGCAGAGTTCAATTTAAACTTCTCAGGCTTGGGTTTGCAGAGACGGAGGACGTACACGCCCGAGGTATCAATGGTCGTGAGTGGTGGGCGATCAGGTGATGAGGGTAGGTTCATGATGTATGTTTAATGTATGTTAAAATTTATTAAGCGAATGTAATCGGTGTGCCTGTGTTTTTATTTTCCCAGTCAAGCGTTTGAATGTTTACTCCGTTATCATAGCCTGGCCATTGACCAGACTTAACGCATTCGGTGTAGGTCTTAATGCAGTGCTCGAGTTTGATAATGCCGTCGGTAGCGATGTTAGCCCCGAGGTCGTAGATTGCACCTTGATAGGTTTCCTTCTCAACAACGACGAAGCGGAATCCTAGAGGACGTACCTTAGTAAATTTCTCGAACGTACGTAAGTAGGTCGCAGCTTGAAGGTGATAATTGTATTGATACGCAGTGCGAAGGAATGCTTTAGGGCTGGCGTCATCGGTTGTCTTTAAGTCATAAAGCCAAACTCGACCGTCTTTGTCCTCAGCAACATAATCGATTGATGACTTGATTGTGCAGTGTTCGTTCTCGATACCCACAACCGTCATTTCAGTAGCCACAGGCTTTGATACACCATATTTATTTAACAGACCAGACATCGCGTCACCGAGTTTCAGCGCAGTCTCATATTCGTCAGCGTCGCAGGCTTCTTCGTCTTCTTTTAGGTTATCGATAAAGAATTGGTGAATCTCTTTTCCTTCTTTTGTTCTGCGATCAGCATCGGGCTTCGGCTTATACTTTTGAAAGAGTTCATTCTGTAGCACACACGCATGAGTTAATTTTCCAATGCGTAGGGCTTTGGATTCAGGGCGAACCGTGTTAAGGTAGAGCTGATAGTGTGCCGGTGATTTCAGGAGTTCCTTCATACCTGAATAATTAAGGGCTTGGAGTGCGTCGTATTGAACGCGTTTGATATCGAGGATTGGCATAGTATTATTTGTTGGTGGTGAAATTCGGTTTAGAGTTCGTGGTCATCATACGGCTCTTCCACAGCGTGTGCAATCTCACGAGCGTGTTCAAGTGCTAACTCTGCATAGTGTTCCAGTCGCTCAAGATTGTTACGGCTTACGCGTAGGGCTAGGACGATAGAATGTATGCGGTCGTGCATTGGCTTTACGTCCCAAATCTCTTCCACCTTCTCGGCCTCAATGCGGTTGCCTTCGATGAGAGCTGCGAGGATTGCGTTCTCGAGATTAGCGTGGTCATTCTTTACTGTCTGCGTGTTGTGGTGTAGTTCGCAGTCAGCCAGGTTATCACGGATTAAGCGGAGTAGGCGTTCAATGTTTTCAGTGGAGGATTGGCTCATGGTAAATTAGTTTTTTGGTAGTTTTGGTAAAGGTATCCAATGGGTTGGATAAACTTCTTTGTCGTGGACTAAAAACATAATTTCTTCATTTGGTGTTATTCCTCCGAACTCACCAACATCTAAATAATATCTCCCATTCATATACCACTTGTAAAGTACTAAAACCTCGCCCTCTTTCGGTGCAGTTTCAATCGGTTGCCATTCGTTATTACTCATGGGTGTATGTTAAAAGTCGGCTTTAATTATCTTCTGTTTTCCACGTATAAATATAATGTATTCTGATCGGGCTAAAGATGGCAAAGTATTCTTTTTCCAATATGCAAGTTCTTTACTGAATGCCTGTTTTGTGTCCTCTTCAATATCACAATGTGGTTTGCCTTCTAGCCATACGACTAATTGATAGTCATACTTTGAGTCTTTAAAGGCTTTAATAACGGCTTTAGGAATTGTTTCCATTGTCTCGGCGTTCTTTGTAGTATTTGTCTAAATCTTCGAGTGCGCGTATCCATCGGCCTTCGTAGCATTGGGCTTCAACTCTCCAATATAAAACCTGTTGCTCGAGTATCTTCTTTTCTTGCTCGAGAAGTTTAACCTGCTTCTCCAGCACATCGAGTGCCAGGGCGTTAAATTTATCAGTCAGTTCTTTACTCATTGTTTGTAGGCAGTTTGGGCATTGGCAGCCAATATTTAGCGTAACTTACTTTCACGTCATACTCGCTAAAGAATATCGACGAGCCAATCGTGCAAGTTCCCCACAGGCAAATGACATACTGATTAAATGGCACAGTGGACATTGGTTGCCATTGTAAATTCTTCTCAATAGTAATTAGGCGAGACATAGTGTTAGTCTTTTTTAGGATTAAGTTCACGCCATTCCCAGATTGCTTTCTTCATTTCGGTCGTCGTGCCGTTGAGCATAAGGAATGCTAGGCGATCACCGGCAATCTCAAGTGCTTTAATTCTGGCTTCGGCGGTCAGTAGTTTATTATGGTTGGTAATACCCGAGACTAAATCGTCGAGCGATACTTCACGGACACCGTCGATGTTTTTATTATCGTGCATTGTTTGTAGGGAGGTAGGTTTGTTTTAATGGTGCTTGAGGTGCTACCGCAGCTTGAGGCAGTGGAGTACCGCTGACACGATTGCCGTCATCGTCTAAGTCTACACTGATCCCGCAGGCCGTCTGTATGCTTTGTCTGCGAATGTATGTTAAAGCACCGCCTACCTGTTGAGCCGTTAGGTTCTCGGCCTTGACCATCAATTTACCGAACGCAAAAGACTGTCCTGAGGCGTGCAGGAAAGAAGTTTCAATACCGACTTTGCCTTCGTCAGATACGAGCGTTTGAATGAGTGCCAGGTTGTGCTTGTGGAGGACAGGCTTGCAGGCCTCGAGTAACGCGTCGAGCGAAACATAGCGAGCCTTGAAAGCAGGGTTAATTTTGTTGGCTTTGACGTTCTCAAACTCGGCAAGAGCGTTGATTAAGTCGGCCGTTGGTGTTGTGGGTTCTTTAGGCATAGGTTTATTTGGTTGGAAATTCAGGTAATGGCATCCAATGAGTTGCACATTTTAATTCATCAATATGGGAAGTATGTAACTGCATTATTTCTGGTTTACCAATAAAATTAAATGGAACAAAAACTAATATTAACATATCTTCTTTTGGTGCAGTATCTATTGGTTTCCATTTAGGAAAAAAACCAACTTTTTCGGCTGACTTTAAGGCATTTTGAAAACCATCAATCCAGATTTTTGACTCTGCTATTTCTTTTTTAGTTATTTTATATTCTTTAGGCATAGGTTTATTTGTTTAGGTGGAAATTATGAACGTAAAATTTTAATAGCGGCTAGTAATAATGTAATTCTAAATGCAAGTGACACAGTATTAACAATCAATGAATAAATTAATTCTGCAGTTTTTTTTATTTCTTCTTCATTCATAAAATTATTTAATTTTTAGGGTGTTTTGGTTTTTCAAGTCCACATTGCGAGCAAATTTCTATTTCTTCATCTCGTGTATATTTATCACAAGTAATAAGTTCACCGTATTGCCCAACAACAATCCACCCCCATTCATCACCACAATAAAATTGAAATTGCGTTTCATCAGTTGGATTGGTTTCGACTGGTTGCCATTCGTTGTTGTTCATAAAATTATTTAGTCAGCTTCTTTAAGTCCTCGATGTCATATTGGCTGACTGTGCCTTTAATACGGAGGTTGTAATACTTCTTACCGTTCTTAATCGACGGCTTCAAAAGGCGAGCCACCGATCCATCGACGAGGACAATGTATTGTGAGTCCTTAATGCGTTCAACAAAGTTAATACCGGAAGCGGAAACTTCGGGCGTGTTTTTAGGGAGTTCTTTTTTCATGAGAGTTTATTTTTTAATGCGTAATGTAATAGCAAATATGCGTCTGCGGTAGCAAGCGTAATTCGTTTTTGATTTGGGAATAATTTTATCGCTTCGTCTTTGAGGCGGTTCTTCCATTGCGTCGTGCTTTGCTCACCTTTCGTGCCGATGTTAAGGAATTTTTGCCAGACTTGCGGAGTGATGTGGTGCGTTTTATAGTTGGCGAATTTGCCGACAATCCAACCGTAGGAGTAACCGAGTTTAAACGCAGCTGAGGAAGGAATGAATTTTCCAACGTATGGGGGGACGCGTTCCACAATGACTTTAGTTTCTTTGTTAATGGTAAGTTGTGGGAGTTCATCATTCTTACCGCTGATAATAGTAGTCCCGCCTTGATGAGAGAACCTACAGTATGCAAAACCGCCACCTTGTCCTGGGTCGATTGCAAGGTAGTAAGTTTCTTCGGGCGAATACATTTATTACGCATAGTCGTATTAGTTAAAGGTTTTGCAAATTGGTTTATTTGCGGACGAGATTTCCTACTCGTTCAGCGTAGTCGGTCTTCGCGCGCTTATAGTCGAAGTTAATACGGCTTGCGGAAGTAAAACCCATGTTCCAACAGAGGGCTAATTGCTCGGGCGTAGGGTCTTTGATACCCTTGCTAGCTAAACGGCCTCGTATGGATCGCAGGAGGGCTAGGGCCACGGTGTCCTGAATAGTTTCATACTTCCAGTCGTCGTAGGAGTAAGCTGGTTTACCTTCACGCATAAGTTGAGTACAACCGTCGAGCCATGCGGAGCGGTGGAGCTGATAGCAACCACGAGCCTTGCCATTGTCACCGATGGCAGTGTAGTCCATGCCTGTCTCGACTTGTCCGATAGCTGCGAGGACGGCAACATCGTCGTAAGCGTACGCGTAATTAGCGATGAGTGTGAATGTGATTAGGGTCATTAGTGTTTTCATTGTTGTTGGGTTGAATTAGTTTTTTGGTGGTTTTGGTATTGGAATCCAATGGCTTGGTCTTACCACGACATTATTATACGATGGTTTTCCAAAATGACCACCAAACTTATATTTAATACCATTTATTTCTTGATACTCTTCTTCTATCCATTTTACATCACACACCCCAGAGTATATATCGTCTGGCTTTGGAACAAATCCAATTATTATCGTTCCGTCCTTCGGTGCAGTTTCAATCGGTTGCCATTCGTTATTGTTCATATTAGTTTATTGTTGGGAGTTTGTAAGTAAATTCTACCGAGAGCCAGCCACGATCCGTATGGTAAGCCCGGATAGCGATGTTGAAGGAGTCATCGATTTTGGTAATGACCATCGAGCCATTATCCTGCTCGTAGCGATAGCCGTCACGCAAGTTACCGTTCTCGATTTCGTTCACGAGCCAGTTAAAAGCCCAGTCGTCGAAGCCCATTGAATCAATCATTGATATACAGTTTAGCATGTGTGATTACTTAATGTCTCCAGTTGGGATTACGCGCTTACAAGTTATAGCAAAGCCGTCTGGGTATTTGTATTCGTAACTAAAGCGATACGACCACCGAAGTCGGATACCATAAAGAATGAGTCAGTGATACCGTCTTTCGCTAAATCTTTCTTGGCCTGCTCAAGTTTCTTGTCGGCTAACTTCTTTGCGTTCTTGAAGTGAATGATGTCACCCCGAAGGATAGCGTCATTCAAATAGCCAATCTCGTAGATTAGCCATGTGATGGTTTTATGATCGGAGAATTTCATGAGTGTGAGTTTTGATGGTGTTGGGTTATGTTGTAGTTCATAGGGTTTATTTGTTTGGAAAAATTAGTCTATGAAGAAATTTTTATATTTAGGATTATTTGAGTTAGAGTATGGAAAACATACTGCGTCATGAAGTGCTATAGTTCTTCTACGTTTAGCAGAAACATGAACCCTTTCGGCTTTCTGATATTTTGCATATAAATCACGTAAAACATCATGTTCATATATACCGATTGTATCAAAATATCTTGGCTCTATTTTTCCTTGAGAAATAAAATCATCATAAATTTTATAATAAAGATTTTTTGCTTCATATGCTAGTTTGCATTTTTCAGAAACAATATCATCAAAATGTTTTCTAATTTTTGAATAATCTAATTTTTTTGTAGTCATGTGTGTTGGGTTATTGATTACTCCATCAGTCAAAACCTTTGACAGCCATAGTCAACCATAAATGCAAAACTTTTGACTAATCCACCTTTGTAACCAAAACCGCCCATTAGTTAGCAAACCGCTAGCCTTTGTAACCTACATAGACTACGACCGCCAGACCCCTAATAGACCCCTCTAGAATGCCCTACAAGGCGTTTTGATACCCCAAGCGTCCGAATACCCCAACCCCAACCCCAGACCCCCTTTTAGTTAATATCCAACTTTTCAGCAATTCGCTCGATAGTATGTCTGGTCAAGCGGAGTTCAGTCTCGATACTAGCCAAACGAGCCGACGCGTCTCTTTCGCTTTCCTCGAGTCGCTTAATGCGTTCCTCGACCTGGCTAACTCTCCAGGGTATAACCGCCCAAGCTGCGAAAGCCGAGGCCATCGAAACAATCGCGGCTAAAGAGTTAATGTTTAAGTCCATTGAGATTAAGAGATTTTAGGTGGTTGTGAATTTTTATCGAGCAGTACGCGTCTATAGTTTTGTTTCCATAGCACTTCGCAAATATACTTTCCGATGGCGTCTATCTTCGCTTCGCTCGCTTCAGGGATTGCAAGGTGGCTGGCCTCATGGATCAGGACTTCAAGTTGTCGCTTTGCACCGAGTCGTGGGTCAATCTCGATAAGCGGTGAGCGTTCATCGTGCGTAGCCTGTCCCCAAGCCTTTTCTTTCCCGAGTTTACGGAATATTACTTTAGGGCTTTTGTTCTTCTTCGGCATTTTGATTTTGGCGAACCTTCCACCAGATGTGATAGATTGCAATTAAGAGTGTTAAAACGATTGCGACATTAACGATAATTGAAAAGTAAGCAGACTGCACGACGAACGGAACGGCACCGGCAATTGCACCCGAGGCCATTAACTTTAAGCCAGCGTCTCGCGCTATGAAGGCGAATGATACCGCCCCGATTGCAAAGAGAGCGAGTCCAACATAAGTGAACGATGAAGTTCCGCTTGCCTTGCCTACGACGATTGCTTCCCCGAAAGTTTCCGAGAGATTATATTCGTTGAAGGTCTCTTCGATAGTCGGCTCTTTAATGACGGATGCACACCCGATTAGCCCCAAGTATAATACAATGTATAGAAGGGCTACCCGCATAGGTCATCGTCCCTTAAGAGCGTCGAGCAGTTTCTTGCCGGAGTCTTCGGTCTTCTGAATCTTTTCAGCGTTCTTGCGAAAGAATAAAGCACCGCCAATGAAACCGATTAAAAGAGCTGCG